ATACTAAAACTGACACTGATACTAAAACTGACACTGATACTAAGACAGACACAAATACTAAGACAGATACGAAAACTGACACTGATACTAAGACAGACACAGATACTAAGACAGATACGAAAACTGACACAGATACGAAAACTGACACAGATACTAAGAAAGATACTGATACTAAGACAGATACTGATACTAAGACAGATACTAAAACTGACACAGATACTAAAACTGACACAGATACTAAAACTGACACAGATACTAAAACTGACACAGATACTAAAACTGATACTAAGACAGATACTAAAACTGACACTGATACTAAGACAGATACGAAAACTGACACAGACGATACTGATGATGAAAAGAAAATTAAAAAAGATAATAATTCACTAGAAGTTGAAGAAGGAAATGAATTCGGAGCTGCAAGAGCAGAAGCAATTGCAAAAGGTGAAAAGACCTTTAAAGTAGGCGACGAAGAGTATCCAGTAGAAGATGTTTCTAAAGAAGATGAAGAAAATGCTGAAGAATTTGTAGAAGAAGCAAAAGAAGAATTACCTAAAACTATTAAATTAGATGAAGGTTTAACTATAGCACAAAGATTCTCAAGGTTAATGTAATAATATTAAAGAGAACGTTTAGCGTTCTTTTTAGCAAGTTTAAGAAACTCCTCTCGTTCTTCGAGCAGGAGTTTTTTACATTTCTTACGAAACTCAATAGAACTTTTAAGAATACGACTATCAACCATTGGTGCTTTTAATACATCATGATATTCTGGATGTACAAAGTTTTCTAAATCAAAATTCATAAATTTAGCAGTAATTGGTTTAAGACTTATTGCACATATCCAATCTAGTGTATTACAGTTATCATATAATGTTACTAAATCAACGAGTTTCTGATTACTGTGATCCCAATACTTTTTTGTTAATATGACGCTCTTGACAGGTGGTTTTTGCATTCTAAGAACACATTGAACAAATCTATCATCATCGGACCATCTTTTAATATGCCGGTGCTCTATTAGGAACTTCCTGAAGAACTTCATCAACGGAGCTAGTATAATACCGTACCTATTTCGTGGATTAGGTCCAGATGTGCGGGTGATGATTATGTGAGAATAAGATCTTGCCATTTAATATATTTATCTATGAAACCTTTTAGCAACTTTATCGTATAACATGTAAACATATTATATACATGAAATCAATAAATCAACTTTTTACAGAAAAATACAGACCAACCAACTTAGAGGAACTTATATTACCGGAAAGAGTAATGTCAAAGTTTAAAGATGGTTTAGTTCAAAACATGTTATTCGCAGGGTCACCTGGAACTGGTAAAACTTCATGTGCAAAGGCAATTGTTAATCAATTCAAATTGCCATACTTGTATATCAATGCTTCAACAGATACATCAGTTGACGTGATTAGAACTAGAATTACAGATTTTTGTTCTACAGTTTCTATTATGGATGCACCTGGAATGTTTAAAGTAGTTATACTTGATGAGGTTGATGGTGTATCAGATCAATTCTTTAAAGCATTACGTGCTACGATGGAAACTTTCTCAAGTAATTCAAGGTTTATTGCTACATGTAATTACATTAATAAGTTACCAGATCCAATTCTTTCGAGATTCGAAGTTATTGATTTTGATTTTGACAAGACAGAAGAAACAGAACTAACGAAGAAGTATATTAAAAGAGTTTATGAGATTTGTGGTAAAGAAGAAATGACCATTGAAAAACCAGCATTAGTTGAATTTGTTAAAAGAAACTTTCCAGATCTTAGAACTACACTTAATAAACTACAAGGATATAAAACACAAGGTACACGGAATATCACAGCAGATGATGTTAAGAAATTTAATTCTGTATACAAAGATGTATTCGAACTAGTATTTAATGAAACCGATCCAGCAAAAAATTATCAATCACTTGTAGGTAATTATGCAAATAGAGTTGATGATGTTTTACAAACATTAGGTGCAGAATTCATTGAATATATTCAACAGGAGAAAGGTCAATATATAAAACATATACCACAGATAATTATAACAGTAGCTAAACATCAAGCACAAAGAGTTCATGTTATTGATCCTGTAATTACAATGTTAAGTTGTGTATATGAGATACAAAGTATAGTTAATTCGTAAAAAAAGTAGTAAATAATTTTTTAGTCTCATTATTTTTTTGTATATTAGACTAGATAAAAGAAATAAAAGTATGAAAGTGGGAAAACACACATTATTGATAGATGGTAATTATTTTGTATTCAGCAGATTATTTGTCTTGCCAAAACCTAAAAGTGGTCAACTATTAGGTGATGATAAACAGAAGTCTCAGTTTATGAGAAAATTAGCAATTGACTTCGCTTCAGAGATGCGAAAGTTAAAAATGTTCGTAGATGACGTTGTATTAACAGTTGATTCTAAATCATGGCGAAAGGATCTATATCCAGAAGCAGATTATAAAGGTACTAGAAAGCAGAGTAGCAATGTAAATTGGACAAATGTATATGGAGTTTATGAAGAATTCCAAAAGATATTAGCCAATAAAGGTGTTACAGTACATCAAATACAAGGAGCTGAAGCAGATGACGTTATATTTGGATGGTCTACTGCGCTTAATAATAGAGGTAAATCTTGTATTGTATGGTCAGGTGATAGAGATCTTATTCAGTTAGTTAATTACTCTAAAACAAATGATGCTCACACTATGTGGTATTATAACACTAAAAAATCTTTGTATGCATATGAAGGTTTTGAAAAAGACATGACAGAATCAGACGCAAGTTTAATGAATAATGATGATCTTCTATTTAACATGGGAGGTGAACACATGACAAGGGATAATTATCAATCTAATATAATGAATTGGGTTAAAGATCTTAAGATAAACATAACAGAAGTTGATTGTGATAGATTTATTTTTAATAAAATATTAACTGGTGATAAGTCAGATAATATACCGTCTGTTGTTACTTGGCAAAAAGAAATGAAAGGTGGTAAACTTAGGACATATTCTATCACTGATAAATTAGCCGACACTATTTATGATCAATTTATCAAAGAACTAGATGGTTTTACCATAGAATATTTATTTAACACAGATCACAAGTCAGCACTAACAGATATTATATATAGAGTTGTTGGACATTCTAATACTGCTCTAATAAAAGCGTCACTAGCCAACAACATAGCTTTGATGTTACTGCATATTAAAACAATTCCAGATTCTATTCAAAGAGCAATATACGATGCTATAGATAAAGATTGGGAAGGAGCTCTAGAAAACGTAGAGCAGTTCCAAGATATGGAAAAAATACTAGAAGGCACTAATTGGCTAAAAGATAAAGGCGGTTTTGGACCGGATGCATTTGCAGGAATGGATATTCCAAAAGAAAAAACACCTATGAAACTGGTAGGTAAAAAAACAAAGATTAGTGAAAAATTAACTCCAACTAAAAAGTTGTTCTAATATGACATTGACAGATTATATTCAAATTGAAGAAATATTAGCAGAAGCAAATGCATATGGCATGAAGGCAGAAGTTATAGATCGCGCTATCAAGATAGAACTGCTTCATAATATGTCAAAATTAGATGCACATCAGCATGCATTTAATACGCTCATTGAGTAAACTTTCTAACCTATTAACATATAATCAATATGCTAGACGAAACTAAATTATTTGATTTTGTAAAAATAATGTTTACAAAACCAGATCAGTACAATAATATAAAAAATCATTCGAAAAAACGACATCACTTTATGATCAATCGTTTTTTCGCTATTAAATACCCATCAAACGCTAATTTATTTAATATCAATGGCATAAATGGTGGAAATGTGGTAGAATCATGGGCTATGATTGCACAACGATTCAAAGGTGTTCCACGTTGGTTTTATACAAAGACCAAAAAAGCACCTAAAAAACAGGTTGATAAATATACTCCTAGTGATGCTTCAATTAATCTATACCTGTTAAAAAATGAAATAGGTACGCGTGAATTTGAGGAATTAAAGTTATACGCTAAGAAAGAACTATTTAATGATTTACAAAAAATTGAAGCACAGATAGATGTTTACAGAAAATAAAGACGACTTTTCAGAAGTAGTAGATATTACATTATACCGATATAATTCTATAGATAATAAAATATGGGGTTTAATTAGAAGAGATTCCTCTTGTAAAAGAGTGAGTGATGATTCATACTTGATACAATCTTCTAATATGCAACAATATATTAATAAATGGTTTTCCAGAGAGGTTAATAGATTTAAATCTGTTGGAGATGCTTCAATTCATAAAGAAGCAACATCAATTTATTTTATTTGGCAAATGATTCAAAACATGCCAAAATTATCATGGATTAAAGTTACATTGAATAAAAATCTAAATTATAATAGAATTGTAAAAATAGATCAAATTAAAACTATTAAATACAATATTAAAACTATTAGAGGTAGTTTAAAATTATTTGAATTATTTGAAGCTAGGGAATTAAATATTATAAATGGAGTTTTAGAACATTGTAAAATGATGTCGAGTGATGAAATGTACAAAGTTTTTAGATTAAAACAACTTATGACAGTTCTAGATATGTACTTATCAGATAACGAGGCAACAGAAACATTTAATCTAATTCACACAATAATTCATAAATTAGAACCTTATGAATCAGATGATCCTGAAATACTTTTAATAACAGATAGAAATTCAGATATATAATAAAAAACAAGACCACTGGTCCTTTATTAATGGTAAATAATTTTACAGCAGATCAAATAGGTGATTCATTCGTAGCCAAGCTAATAGAGCCGTATGACGATATAGTCGGTGTTAATTCATGGGATATTGTAGCAGGTGTAAGTACGCCAAATACAATAGGAACCCTAAGTATGACTGCTGGGAATACTACGGTTACTGGACAACATACTAATCTTTCTTTAATCAAAGGCGATAGTATCATAGTAGGTAATATTAAATATGAGGTAGATAACATATACGATCCAAACACATTTACTATAACCACAACACCTGATTTTACTGCAACTGGATTAAACTTTTATTTACCATTAAATCCTGATAATTTATTTAATTATGAATTTAAATGGTCTCAGGAACCTGTTGATACAGACGGAGGTTCAATGTCAGAGTATGCATTATTAAACAATGGAACTGGGCCATCAGATTTATTAGGATTAACTTTTGATTCTACTAAACCTTTGTGGATTAGTGTTAGATTTACGGTAAATAGATTATCTACTGCACATTCATTGTCTTTATTAAGCCTTACCTTTAATTTAGAAACAGAAGCAGGTACTATTGAATCATGCCCTCAATATTGTACGGAATGTACAGATCCATCGGCAATGAATGGATGTGCTAATATATCAGTTGCTTGTGATGAAAATCTATTTGATCCATATTCTTTACAAAAACCAATAAATCTATACAAACAGATTTCAGATTTATCAACTGAGATGTTTGGACATAGAGTAAAGTATTATAGAGTAGAAGCAGATAAAAGGTCACGTGATGTTATATTGATGGAATATTCATTGTATAATGTAAAAGATAACGGAGAATTCAAGATAATGGTACCAGATAATGAAATGCCATCTAATGAATTTAAATTCGATATGTATGGAATGGGATTTGAAGATTTTGAAATACACATAACCAAAACTCAATTCGAATTAGCGTTTGGCGTTAATAAAAACCCAAACATGAGAGATTATTTATATTTTCCTCTGATGAATAGAATGTACGAAGTTAGTTCTGTTGCATTTGCAGACGAATTCAATATGGAACATTCTTATTGGAGAGTAATGCTTAGAAAATATGAAGAAAGAACAAGTACTATTCACACAGATACTGCAATAGAACAAGAAGTCGATAACTTAGTTACTGGCTTAGAAGAAGTTTTTGGAGAAGAAACACAAGATGAGTTCAAACAAGTTACTAAACCAGAACAATATCAAACAGTATTTACACCAGTCGGTGATGGTATCAGAGATAGAATCCATAATAATTTAACTATATTAGACACTGAGATTAGACAAAAATGGACAATTATCAGTAAAAACACATACGATCTTAGTAGTATTAAAGATATAGGAATAGAAGCCCTAGTATATAAGAGTTATTCAAAGTTAGAATCTAATGATAATTTAGCAATTACTCTTTGGTTTAAACCTAATTTAATATCAACTACCCCATCAGCAACATTGATAGATGGTCACATAAGTGGAAAGGGTTTAAAAATATCAACTACTTCAGATATATTGTCAGTTCAAATAAACGGAGATAATCATGCATTTACATATGATAATAGTATCTCAAATGACGTATGGCATGGTGTGGTTGTTAATGTAAATAATAAATATAGTAAACTTACTGCTAATGTGTTTAGATTAGAACCTGGCACTAACCTTTTAAGCAGCAACACGACTCAAACAGGAATTACACAAGTACTAAATGACCTAAAAGAAATATCAGCATATAATTGGAACATAAATAAACAATGGTCACTTATGCCGGGTCAATTGAAATTAACAAACGTTAGAATATTTAATAGATCCATAGAATCTGAACAAAGATTAAACGTATTACAACAATACATTGTTAGAGATAATAAATATGCATTAGTTATTGATAACGCAGTACCTTCTATCAACTTAAGACGATACAATCAAAATAGATAAACATCTTTTTCTGTGACAGATTTGTCATGATAGATTTCAAAGATATATAGATTATAATATAATAATATGAGTGAAGAAAAGAAAAAGAACATATCTGAACAAGCAGATCAAATTCGCAGAGAGTTAGATGATTTAATAGGAGATACAAACGTATTAGATGTAGAGACAGATCCTTCTGATTTACCAATCAAACAACCTAGAGCAGATGTAGCACCGAGAGTAAGTTATGAAGAATTAAAAAGTTCTGCTACAAAAAAGGCTGAGAAGACTATCACTGCACTTATGAAGTTTTATTTAGATGCAGATATTATAGAAAGAGATGAATATATCCAGGCTAAAAAAAGAATGGATGAAATGACAATGTCATCTTTAATATATCAGCTACAAGCTGGTGAAAGAGCATTGACTACACTTTTACAAACAATTGATGATGGTGAATTAGCACCTAGAATGTTTGAGGTTCTTGCAACTTTACAAAAATCAATGTTAGATATTATTAAATCACAGACAATGTATCTAATGGCTTCTGAAGAATCTACAAAAAGAATTGCACGTGACATTGAAATTTATAAAAAAAGAGATGATGTCAAAGAAATTAAAGAATCTGGCGGAAGTGCAGAAAACAAAAATCTTCAAAGAGGTACAAAGGATTTAATGGCTGCAATTCAAGCGGGTATTAAAAAAGATGCGCTAGAAGATATTGAAGATATTGAAGCAACAGAAGAATAATGAGCGATTACGTAGGAGATAATAAATGGATTCCCAAAGAAGAAGGGGACGTTGCATCAGAGAAAATTGTTTGGTCTACTAAACAAGTAAATGATTTGATGATAGCGATGGATCAGGGTTTTAGACCTAAGGTTGCCATGCCATTTTATGAAGGTAAAAACTTTCTACGTAAAGGTAATATTGTATTTGAATATACTGATGACGAAGTAACTGAGTTAGCACGATGTGCAACCGATATTGTTTATTTCGCAGAGAGATACGCTGTAGTAATGACAGATAATGGTATTCAACAAGTAAAACTTAGAGAATATCAAAAACGAATGTTAAGAAACTTTCAAGAAGAAAGATTTAATATAGTTTTAGCTTCTCGTCAAATGGGTAAAACAGTTACTGCATCAATCTTTAATGCATGGTACCTTATTTTTAATACAGATAAGAATACTCTACTGCTTGCCAATAAATCAGATTCAACAAAAGAAATCATTGATAAAGCCAAGGTTGTTGTAGAAAATGTACCATTCTTTATGAAACCTGGGATCATCAAGTATGATGTCATGAATGTTAAATGTGATAATGGTTGTAGATTAGTTGGACAAGCAACAACATCTAAAGCGGGTATTGGATTTACTATTCATAATTTATATCTAGATGAGTTTGCACATATACATCCAACAATTGTAGATGCGTTCTATGAAAACGTATATCCTACGTTATCGGCTTCTAAAGTGTCACGTATCACGATTACATCAACACCAAATGGATTTAATAAGTTCTATCAAATATATGCCTCAGCAGATCGTGGCGATAACGAGTACAAAGCAATGCGTATTGATTGGTGGGAACACCCTGATAGAGATGACGAGTGGTATCAAAGAGAACTTGGTAACTTAGGAAGTATAGAAGCATTCAATAGACAATATGGAAATGAATTCGTGTCATCTTCTAATCTACTACTAGATCCTATTGATCTTAAGAAAATGCGCAAGCGTATGCAGAAATATGTTTATCATGATCTTGAAGAATTCGATGATATTAATATAGATGTTAAAGACCATCTAATGTGGGATCCTACATTTGATTTAGAATCTACTAAATCACCAGAAAACTTCTGGTTATTTTCTGTAGATATTGCAGAAGGTAACGGAGGTGATTATTCAGTAATTAATTTATTTCAAGTGATACCAATGAATAAAAAAGAAATAAAGCTCTCACAGAATCCTGGTGCTATGTATGATTTCTTTAAAATAAACCAAGTCGGGATATTTAGATCAAATGAACATGTCATTGAAGATTTTGCCAAAGTTCTATATACACTGTCTACTGAGATATTCTATAATGAAAATGTAAAATTAATAGTAGAATACAATACATATGGTTCTGTATTATTTCAATATTTAAGATCTGTGTTCCCACAAAGAAATGATTTTGATGACGAGATGGTAGTTAAATTTAGACATAGACATGATTCTAAGACATTAAAAGCTGGAATAAAAATAAAATCTGATAATAAATCAATATTTTGTCAGAATTTCGCAAAGTTATACAAAATAAATAGGATAAATATAACAGATGAAACAACAATAAATGAAGCTAGTCTATTTGGAGGTTTACCAAGAGGTGGTTATGGAGCTCAAATGGGAAATGATGATACTGTTATGACAGTTATTAGTTCTACTGAGTTTTTCAACACAACTGACTATGCAGATTACATTGAAGAACTTTTGGATTTTATAGATCCAGACTTACACATTGAGATGGAAAAGGTGTTATATAAGGATAATGTTTCCGATGGAGATTTACAATATGACATTTATGATTTAATCTAAATAAATTTCGAAAGAAGAATAGATATATAATAAAAGTAAAAAAAATAAAAAAGAACAACTATGGCATTAAGTCCTCAATTATTACAGTTCAAAAGCTCAGGCGTATATCGCTTAGAGTTTGACAAATCACAGACGGTTAATATCCCTGCTGAAACTATTAGATTGGTTGTTGGTAGATCTAAAAAAGGTCCATACAACACTCCAGTATTTATCGAAAACATAGAGCAATTTACTCAAGTATTCGGTGGTATTGACAAATCTTTAGAAAAGAAAGGAATGTACTTTCACAGATCATGTATCGAAACTCTTTCAAGAGGGCCGATTCTGGCATTAAACTTAACTATCGCTGATGCAGCTGATAGAATTGCATTGGTATCACCAGCAACTAATTCTTCTTTAGAAGGTTTATCTGCTTCACCAGCTTCTGTACAATACAGTAGCATTTTTGATACTGATAAATTTTGGGTTCCTTCTGATATCAAAACATTAGAAGCAGCAGGTAACACTGGTGAAAATTCAAACAACGCAATATCTTTCGCTAACATTAAGCAAGAGCCTATTTCAGTTATCGTAAGACAAGCTGCAAATACATCAGGTTTTGAAATGACAGCAAGAGAATGGTATGGAGAAGGAAATGTTCCTGAAGGTATCGAAGATTTAGAATACGTATCTGATTATATGGTAGACGTATTTGTATTCAAAGGTAGTTACGATGCATCTATATTACAAAATGACCCTACATACGGAGAATTTTTTAATGAGCATGGATTAGAAAGATCAAAACTAGCTCAATTTACTGCACTAAGAGAAGTTAGTTTAGTAGCACAATACACTGGATCAGTTATTCCAGAATTTCAAGATCAAGAAGGTCGTCAATTATACATTGAAACTTTAATTAACTTGGAAGCAAGAAGAACAGGTTTATTCTGTGCTATTAACGAAGACGCTCTAGATGCAATTGATTTTGTAGGTGAAAATTTCGACATCTACCAAGATTATAAAGTATTATCACATAGAGTTGCACAAGACGCTACTCCAGATGCAATAGCATTAGCAAAGCAAATGGAAGTTGACGGTGATCAATTAACAATTAAAAATACAACTGCAGGAGAATTAAGTACATTGGCAATTAATACTGATGGATTCTTAAGAGCTAGTTTAGTTGGAGAATTTACTCCAATAAAAACAATAAGCACAAGCGGTTCAGATATGATTATTGAAACTGAAGGAGCTATTAAAGCTTCAACTTATGAAACTTTTGAAGCTGGAACTGAAGCTACATTTCATGCAGGTCCTATTACAGTAGTAGGAGGCGATATTATCATATCATGCCCAGAAGTTGGAGCAGATGTAGCAGGTAAATTACTTACTGCAGGAAGCTTAACAACAGGAAACTTCTTATTAGGAGCAAATGGACTTGATTATGTAGGAATTGGTTCGGTTGAAGAATTACAACCACTTGGAAATGTAAATGTAGTAAAAATTACTGCAGCAGGTGGAAACGCATTTAGTTCAACATATGCAGCTGCAAGCGCATCTCAATTAACTGCATACTTAAGAGCAAATTCAGCTTCTTTAGAATTTACTACTATAGAGCCTAACTCTAGAGCGGTTATACTACCGACACTAGTTGACGATTATTCATTTACTCCACTTGGAGCTGGACAATTCAGATTATCTGCAACTGTCGCAAAAGATGTATTTGATTGGACAACGGTTTCAGTAGGAATGTATATTCCAGCTGACGGCGGAAAACTAGCAAGAATTAAAAGAATTATTAAGACTACTGTTGCAGGTTCTAATATTTATACATTCGAATGTCACAGACCAGTAACTTTAAGACCAGGACATGCTCTTAAGAGATACGAAGAAAGTACAAATACTTATACTGTATTCCCATTAGCTGCAGCAACACAAAGCGCTAAAACAATAGCTGAGTTATTAGCTCAACTAAAACCAGGAAACGGATTATCAAATACATTAATCGACAAAGACGCAATTACTTTCAGATATGTTGTTGATACATTTGGATCATTAGAAAACAGTGGTATACTTAACAAAGAAGAAATTACTCAACTTTGTAAAGAGAGACAAAATGCATCTGCAATTCTTAACGCACCGATGGTGAAAGAATTTAAAGGAGCAACTAATCCTTCTTTTAAAGACACATATACACTGGCATTTGATACTAGATTAGTAGCAACAGGTGGTAATTTAGAACTTAATCCAACTGCAGTATATTCATTACCAAGTATTAATGAGGGTGCAAACTTCGGTTTCTACTACTCACCAGGACTTAATGTATTAGAGAATGGTAAAACAAAGGTGATTCCACCAGCGGCTTACGTATCTAACAACTACATAGACAAGTACTTAAATGCATTACCATGGTCAATTATTGCAGGACCAAGAAGAGGTGTTGTAGGAGGTACAGGTGTACAAGGTTTAGAATTTGCATTCGATAAGAATGATAGAGATTTCTTAGAGCCATTTGGTATTAACCCAATCGTATTCGAAAGAGGCGTTGGTCTAACTATCAAGGGTAATAAAACTGCACAACAATCAGTTCAATCAGCATTATCTTCAGCTCACGTGAGAGAAGCAATGATATACATTGAAGACGGTTTAGCAGAAATCTTGAAAAACTATTTATTCGAGTTTAACAACGCACAAACAAGATTAGAGATTAAAACTTTAGCAGATTCATTTATGGAGTCAGTTAAAAAAGACGGAGGTGTATACGACTATAGAAATGTTATGGACGGAACAAACAACACTAACGAAGTGATCGATAATAATATGGGTATTTTAGATACATTTGTTGAGCCAGTTAAAGGACTTGAAATCTTAGTATCAAGAGTAACTATCCTGAATACAGGAGAAATCGCAACTGGAAACTTTGCATAACAAAATTAGATATATAAAATAAACACATACAAATTATGGCATTACCACATTATTCAGAAGATCAAACAAGTAAGAAAGGTAAGAATTTCGAACCAGTACAAGCTAACCTATTTGAGGTAACTATTTTACCTCCAGATGGTGTTGCGGGACAAGAGTTGTTATTACAACATGTCAATACTATATCAGGTCTTGCAGGATTACATAAAGAAGTTTCTGCTATTTCACAGAAGTATAAATTCGCTACTAGATCATATGCTGGTATGGTAGATGATACTTCTCTAGATATAACTGTTAACTTTTCATTGAACTTAAATGATTCTAACCAAGCGTATTTATACAAAACATTACGTCAATGGTACAGAGCACAATATAATCCAGAAACTGGTGAAATGGGCTTGAAAAAGAATTACGTAGGAACAATCGTAATCGTACAATTCAACAGAGAAGGTGATATTTTTAGAAAAGTAACACTTGATGACTGTTTCATTACTTCCGGTCTTGGATTTACAGACGCATTAGATTATTCATCTGCAGAAGTACAAACATTAGAGATCACTTGGAAATCTGATGTGTACGCTGAAGAAGTAAACTAAACTAAACTAACTAATAAGAAGGTATCTAACGATATCTTCTTATTTTTTGCAAGATAAATATAATATATTATTAACATATCAAATTATTATGAATAACCACAAATTAACAAAAAAACTCCAAGTTCTCTTAACAGAGAATGAGGTTTCTTCGGTCAATCGATGCATTCTAAACGATGCAGTAGAAACTGAAACGAGGCCAGTTTCTGTTAGTTCATGGATTAGAGATTTAATAAAAAAAGAATTAAGCCTAAAATCTATAGATCAACAGTCATATATTAAAACCAAAGTAAAAAACTTAAATAAGTAAATAACATGAGTAAAGAACTAAACAAAAAAGAAGAAGCTGCAAAAAAAATGCTAGAGGCCAGAGATCAAATCAATGAGCCTGTACAAGAAAACACATCAGTAGAAGATGTTTCTGCTGTGATGTTAGATGCAGTCGAGTCCAAAGGACTTGGTAAAGTAAGTATGGATAATTTTGGACAATCTAGACCAGATAAAACTTCGGATGAATTCCTAGGTTGGATGGTTTTAGATCAGTCAGAATTACCATCTAAAGGTAAATTTTATCCAAACGGGTGTGTTATTAAAATTAGATCAGCAAGAGCCGCTGAAATTAGACACTTCTCGACTATGGATGAAGAGAACTATATTGATATGGAAGAAAAACTAAACCATATCGTAGAAATGTGTACACAAATCACATTGAATGATAAGAGATTATCATACAAAGATCTTTTAGAAGAAGATAGAATTGTAGTTTTATTATCTATTAGAGATCTTACTTTCCCAGAACCAGAAAATAAGTTAATTCTTAAAGGTAAAACTGAAAGCAGCAAAAAAACAGTAGATATTGAACTATCTTCAAGGTATTTAGTTGCCACTGAAGTGCCGACTGAAATAGAAGGTTATTATAGTTCTAAAGAAAGAATGTATGTCATTAAGACAAGATCTGCTGGTGAAGTCAGAATGCGTCCACCTTCAATTGGTGTTATGCAAGAAATAACTAAGTATTTAAAAGATCGTCAAGAAAAAGAAGTTGAATTTGATAAAGCGTTTATACAGGTATTACCTTATATTACACCTGATTGGAGACAATTAAATTTACCTAAGATCTTTAATTTAGAAGTAGATTATAAAGCATGGGACCAGAAAAAGTTTATGGTTATCTATAGACTTGCAGAAAAAATGAAAATTGGAGTTGAAACAACACTTGAAATGGAATTCGATGGGGAGATCGCAAAAGCCCCTCTTGATTTCCCAGGTGGCATCAAAAGTCTTTTCATTATTTCAGATCTCGCTGGAGAATTACTTTAAGACTAAGTTCTATCTGGGCATACATCTCAGAATGCAACCTTCAGAAATTGAAAATATGTACTACTATGAATTTTGGTACTATATAAAAAATCTGTCGGAACACATTAAAGAGAAGAATAATCAGAACAAGGATCAACAAGAACAACAGGCACAACAACAGAGTGATATGAGCTCTAAATACAAAACGCCTAAGATGCCGTCGATCCAATCTTTAAAAGCACCATCTATGAAGATGCCTAAATTTTAAAGATATATAAAGAGTATAGATAAACGCTACATACAAGTAGCGTTTGTCTTATACTAAAAAAAGATTCACATACTTTGGCTCAAATGATTCCAAAATTTTTAAGTAGTGCATTCGAAAGAATGGGCAATAGTGATAAGTCACTAGAACAAGTAGCAATTAACACTGGAACAACAGCAGCGTCTGTTTCTGTAGGAGGTGATTTATATGAAAAAATGGATCAGCTTTGCAGAGCGCTAGAATCCGGTGGCAAAAGAGGTAAGGGCTCTGTTTCTATTAAAGAAGCATTAGTACTTAGGATTACTGCAGGTGCACTAGAACCTATTGGATTAGGTTTAGGTGTAATTATTGATGCATTAGAACGAGCACCAGAAGGTAAAGAACTTAAATTAAAAATGGAAGCTTTAACTAATGGTCTTTTAGCATTAGGTGAAGTTGGTTGGTCAATTGTAAAATTTGCAATGTTAATGATCGTAGCATTACCATTATTAATAGTAGCTGGTGTGGCCATGTTATTAATAGTGCCTATACTAAAACTTATGGTAGATGGACTAATGTGGGCTACCAAAAAACTAGATAAGAAACAACTTAAAAAAGTAGCCATGCTTGGTGAAATTGGAGTTAACATATTAATACTAGCAGTGAGTTTAGTATTAGTTGGATTATTAGGAACATATGCATTAAAGGGAGTATTAGTAGCAGCAGGTATTATGTTGGGTCTAGCAGGAATTATGATGCTTTTAGATAAAATGGGATTTGATCCTAAGGGTATGAAAAACTTTGCAAAGGCTTTAAAAAATCTAGCACTAGGGCTTTTAGGATTAACAATATCTTTAATATTAATAGGATTCTTAACAGCACCGGCATTAGCAGGATTAGCAACAGCTTCATTAATAATATTAACTATTGGTGGAGTATTTTGGTTGATGAACAAACTGAAAATTGCAAAATCAATGAGAAAAACAGCTAAATCGCTAATTTTTGCAGCGATGGCCATTTTATCGGTTTCGGTAGCATTAGTATTATCCGCACTTATAGTAAGCTCATTAGGTTGGTTAGAAGTAGGTAAAGTGTTATTATTGGTGGGTGCAGTAGCCATGACATTCTTTGTAATTAATAAAGTATTAGGTAAACAATCCAGAAAAGGAGCAATGTTAATGATATTTGCAGCAGGCGCAATATTAGCAGTTTCAGTTGCAATATTTTTAGCTAGATTATTAATAGGACCAATTGACGCTAAAAATGTTCTCGCAACATTTGGTGTCTTAGTAGTTATTGGCGCAGTGGCATTGGTATTTGGAATCGCAGGTGCAGCTGCAAAATTTATTAAAAAAGGTTCTATTGCGATGATGATTGCAGGAGTTGCAATGATAGTAATCGCTATAGGTGTTGCAGCAATGAAAGCAGCATTAAAAGGAGTCTCATGGGGTAAAATAGGAATGATGGCTGCAGTAATAGTAGGATTAGCTATTGCTATGGGAATTGCGGGAGCAGGACCAATTCCAGGATTTATTGCACTAGGTTCAGCAGCGATGATTGTCGCGGGAATCTCACTATTAGTTATAGCAGCTGGTGTTAAAGTTCTTGCAATAGCACTTAAAGATGTAACATTGGAAAAAGCTGGCATAATGGGTGCCGTTATTGTTGGTCTTGGTGCGGCTATGGCACTTGCAGGACTTGCAGCTCCATTTATAATTTTAGGTTCAGCAGCAATGATTCTCGCGGGAGTCGCAACAGCTGCGGTAGGAGCAGGATTAATGATTATATCAAAAGTTAATTTTAACAAATTAGGAAGTGTTGGTAAAAAAGGAGCTGGCGCATTTAATTGGTCAGGAGAGATGACTGCAGGTTTCTTAGGAATGGGTAAAAGAAGAAAAACTAATTTTGAAGTTGCTATAGAATCTATTGTTGATTCAATGTCATTAGGACCATTATCTATTGCAGGCGTTCTATTTGGAGCACCAGTTGTATTATTAGCTGGAATGGCTATGACAGCTGTAGCATTAGGTTTAAACGAAGTTCAAAAACTTACAGCCAAAATAAATTTAAGTGCATTATCTAAATCTGTAGCAGGTATGGTATTTGTACTTGCTGATGCATTTGGTAAAATTGGTGCTAAATATCCAGGAGGTAAACAATCATTATTCTCTTCTATAATGGGTGGAGGTGGAGGATCCCTTGTATCTCAAGGTATTTCATCCACAATGGGTATGGGATCAGCGTTATCTGGTATAGCTAGAGGTATGCAAGCAATGGCTAATCTTAAATTTCCAACAGAATATGATAAAGATGGTAATCCAATTGCATTCGAATCTATGGATTCTGATGCCCCTATAAAAGTTGCTATAAATGCAGCAATGATAACAGGTGTTCTAGCAGATGTATTTGGTAGAATTGGTAAGAAATATCCTGGAGGTAAAAAATCATTATTTGCTCAAATACTGACAGGTTCGGGTAATTCACCAGTTGCTGATGGTATATCTTCCGTACAAGGTATGGGTAGCGCACTTACAAACGTAGCGAGAGGTTTTCAAGCCATGGCGATGCTTAACTTTCCAGTAGAATGGGACAAAGAAGGTAAACCAATTAAGTTTGAAACTATGGATCTAAAAACCAATGGTAAATTGGTTATGGAGAATACACAAACTATTGTAGCTGGTTTATCAACTGTTTTTGGAGAAATCGGTAAAAATCCAGATGCACAAAGTTCATGGTGGGGAGGAAAATCAACAATTCAAAAGGGTATTAATCTTGTAACAGGAGTTAGTACACCACTTATAAATTTAGCAAAAGGTGTACAAAATATGGCTAGTCTTAAATTTCCAAAAGGATTTGATGCAGACGGTAAAGCAACAGGATATGATACGTTAAGTTCTCCTTCTGAAATAATGGAAAAAGTAACAGGCAATACTAAAATATTAATTAGAGCGCTAGTAGAAGTATTTACTGAAATTGGTAGCATGAAGGGTACATCAAAGATGTTTCCATGGTGGGATAATTCTGCATTTTCAAGAGGTGCCGATTTAGTAACACGTATGTCAGAACCTTATCAAAAATTAGGAGCAGCACTTAAAGAGGTTATGGCTGCAGTTGGTAAAATGGATACTAAATCTTTTGCCGGTAAAATGTCTGATATTATAAAAGTATTTGTAGGTGCAGGTCAAGATGACTCTTCTCCTGAAGTAATTAATCCTAGAAGATGGTATATTGCATCTCTTGGATCTGCATTTGAAAAAATGAAAACAGCGATACCTGCTATAGTAAAAGGAGCTAATAACTTCAACGAAAAACGAGGATCAGCATTTTTTGCAGCATTAGTTGGACCAACAGATAAAGGTAAAAGAGCCGATGGATACGACGCTCAGAGAAAACTCTGGAATACTATAGGTTTTAATACTACAAAAATGAGTTCATCTATGTCAGGTATTGCAACAGGAGTTAACTCGATGGACTTAGCTAAATTAACAGAAGCTAGAACGATGTTTGAAGCGTTAGGAGTTCTTGCAAACGGAGGAGAAGCTGAAGACATACTTTCTAGAATGGGCGAATCTTTAGAAGTTGCAATGCAACGTCTAGCAGATATTTTACAGGAATTCCAATCAGCGGTTGAGACTAATAACGAAAGTAGTAACTCATCTGATACTGGTACTAATCCAAGCACAGGCTTACCGAGTCAAGGCGGAGGTGGAGGAACACCACCACCTGCAAGTGCAGTTGGAACACAAAAAGTAATAATTAAGAATATTCCTGCACTGGCTCGAGCATTGGGTGTTGTTATAAGAGACTCTTAATTTATTTCTGAAACTTTTTAAAACATCATGGTATAAGTATTAAACGATATATTATGAGAACATCAACAACTTCATATTACGATTCATCAACATTATCACATGCTTCGTATAATTTTACTACTAAAGACTTAACTGTACATTTTAATCACGCAACATATGTATATGAGGACGTGTCATTAGAAGACTTTTATTCTTTTGAAGGGGCAAAATCTCAAGGTAAAGCGTTAAATGAATTTATTAAACCAAGTTATAAATTTGAGAAATTAGGAGAAACAGAAGCAACTCCAGGTAGTCTACTAAATGAATTACCACCTGCAGATTATCAAATGGGAAACTAATAACAACTTAAAACAAAACAAACATGGAACAAGCTATTGCATTTTTTACAGGAGTATTATCAGTATTATCAGTAATTGGTATTATCAGTATGATTAAGACGGCATCACAGGTTAAATATTTAAGAGATGATATTGATGAGTTACGAGACCTTTTTAATGAGTTAGAATTAGAGGCAGGTAGATCAACAGATATGTTAGATAGAAGAATTGACGGTGAA